TAACAAACTCATTATTACTATTAGAAAAAAGTAATTTTAAATCCTCGATAGATTGGTTATGTACTGGATCAGTTCCGGGAGCAGTTGCGTCAGATGACATATTGTTAAATGAATTATGGATATTTGTAGGAGCCCCCCAGCAAGAGTCCCCTGTGTTGGGACCAAGTGCCCCACAATTAACATAAGTACTGGCTTGGCTAACATTATGGATACAATTCCTACCTGTATATACGACTAAATTATTATACGATAAGGTAGGTGCCTCTAAATACATAGCCTCACATGCTTGATTGCTATACATTAAACAAGAATCAACTTGAACGCTATCAGCCTTCATTGCTCCTGTTCGTACCGTCCCTTCGGTTGAATCATGTCCGATACATCGGGTAACTCTCATACCTTCACCCGTGCCTGAAGTATCAGAATATTTAAAGGCAGTTACTGATCCCATTGTCATCTCAAGATTTTCAAATCTCAATTGGGAAGTTAATGCCGATAAATCTCCACCAATTGTTATTATTCCACGTGAAACCACCATGAATTTTGTTGGATAACCATATATACCAAACATACTTACCGGAGTGTTAGAAGTATTACCTAAATTAATTGCCGCTTTCCAGAAATATCTTTTGTCAGGCAATCCAGGAAATCCCATTAAATACGTATCCATAATGGCATGCGCGGCATCAGCAGTTTGTACAGATGCATAATAATAAACAGTAGCCTGTCGAATCGGACAACCTCTGTCTCCAGTAGACCAACCACTTGCATCATCCACTTCTATTTGAAACTCATTCTCGGCATTTACACCTATTACATCTATTATGGGTTGGCTTTCAGGAGTTCCAGGCGTGACATTTGCAACATAATGTGAATTAGTTATAAACTGATACCATCCAATATCCCAATTCTCTTTTGTCCACGTAAGTATATCACCATCAACACTAAAGGGGGGTGGATATCCTACTATTCTGTCTACAACCATTGTTTATTCCCCCGGAGGCACATCAACAAGACCAGGATCAATTTGTGTTGCCCAAACTGTTATATTTATATTATGTTCTTCGTTTATAATATGCACTTCGTAATCCTCTTTTTCAACTTCAAGGTTAGGAGTATCTACTATTGTCAATTCCTGTTTTTCTGTATCTGTCCACGGAGGATCAGCAGGTTTAGCCCTTGCATCAACAAACGTCTTGACCTCGCCTACTATTTTAATTGCGGCTTCATAAACCATTTATTTCTCCCTGTCGAGATCGTTGGGATAATAAACAGGGTCGCTTCCGAAAGAGGATAGAGCCTTGAAGTATGACGTATCCCCTCGTATGTATTGGGAAATAGCATTTTTGTATTCCTGACAAGGGCCGCTGTTAAGGATTTCCTTGTATCCACTAAATGCAGCGCTTGTGTCAACGTAGGAGTCTCCGTCTTTAACCTTTATGGCCTGTGCTGACTTATCTGCTAGCCCACCAGTTATGGCGTTACATGCGGCCTTCAGTATTGACAGGTTGGTGAAAGCCAAGTCTTCGGCACCATCAATGGATTCCGTGGGGTCTGGAGTAATATCCCAATCTGTTCCGTCACCACTGTCGAAAACAAATGTATAGACAACAGAAAAGCTCGCACCTTGATATACTTCCTTAGCAGATACGACAATAAGTTTTTTTAATGCCAAATCCGAATACGAAGCACTTAGGGGATCGTTTATTTTGACTCGCAATTGCGGGACAAGTTCGTCAGCCCATGCCATGTTGGTAGTCCCTCCAAATGGATTTATTATATATATTCTCTACTATATTATACACCAAAACAAAAAAAGGGACGCCGAGGCGTCCCCATATTTAACTGTCTGTGTTACTATGCTCTTAGAACGAACCGAGAAGAACGGCTCTACTGTCAAGACAAGCAAAACCAAGCTTGGTCGAACCGAAGAATCCCTGTTCCTGTCGTCTACTCATTCCGTTGTCTGCCTCGATTTCAATTGCATACTTAACGGGGCGAACAAAAGCATTTCTCTGGGTGCGGTCGATACCAACGATTAGCTCAACATCGTCAGCGGCAAGACTACCACCGAGAGTATTTTCGTAGTAATCCTGATATTCCTGTCCGGTTTCACCGGAAGCACCAAACTCAGTCATTGCGTGGATGAATACGTTGTAAATCCTTGAGATGGTATTGCTGGGGTTCAGGAGAACTTCGCGTCTGGTAAACGGATCAACTTCGTCTTCGTCCCAGTTACGAATGTCTTCAAGTGCCTCAACAGAGGTGTAGAGGTCGGTAAGGTTGAACTGATTCATTCCTTGTCCACCACCCTCACGGGTCATACCGAGCTTCATAAGACTGATTAGCCTCTTGGTGAAGATGCCAGCGGCTGCGGCTTCGTCATAAACCATAAGTCCACGGTTCAGACCTGCGGCGAGAACTACGTGCCAACCGTCATCGTTCATTTTCTTCGTGAAACCCCACTCAAGAGCTTCCATACCCTGAGCGAGAATACTCGTGTTACCTTCCCTTGCGTAATCCTTGGACCAGTCAATGGCGTTACCTATCTTATACAGGGTAACTGTTATTTCGTTACCTTCGACGTGTCTTTCGGGAATACGACCGACGTTTGGAATATCAAAAGCGATATACTCACTTTCTGTGCCGGGGGTCATGAAGTGAAGAGGATAGACGGGCATCTGATCACCGGGGAATGATTGCGTGGTGAAAATTTCCGAGATGCTATCTCTTGAAAGAACTGGCTGAAGCATTGTCTCCTGAGTCTGTGTGGTAAGAGCAATCTCTTTTCCAGTTTTTTCGTCAAAAATCTTTCCTTTACCTTCGACGTATTTCTTGCCTATAATGACGGTTTTTCCATCACTGGTTTCAACCGTATAACCAAGAATTCGTTCGTTAAATGCATGGGTCATGTGATCGGCGAGATCCTCAAGGGCTTTGTTCGCCTTCTCACGGTCCCTGCTTACAGTGTCTTTAAATAAAGACTCAATTACGGGACCAGAATGAGATATTTTGCGCATTTTACAGCCTCCTATTATTTGTTATTGCTATTAGGTTATATTTATGTCAACCTTAGCATAGCCATCTGAATCTACTTCAGAGAAGAATCTACCGACCTTGAGAACATCGGTACCAGCAACACCATAGACGGTAGCAGCCGCAGCGGTTCCAATTCTACCACTTGGACCCATGTATGCGATTTCGCCATCACCCGTAGGAGTTCCTTCGATGAGGTCACTTATAATCATTCCCTTGGTCATTATTCGAACCTTGGTGCCAGTCTGCGTTTCGTCCTTTGTTGACTTGATGAAATGAAGCAAAGTCGAATCAATTTCAACCATGTCTTGAAGCAAGACGCCAAGAGGAATTACTCCGGAAGGGTCAGCAGCATATGTTGCGAGATTAGTGGCTTCGTCATAGGTATAGCCAGAAGCGCCGGTGCTGATTGAAGCGATTCCACCCCTTGAAGCAACTTCGTTCATGTAAAAATCAACGCGGTCATGTTCAACGTTACGGTCTGGTTTTAAAGACATTTGTTATCCTCCTATATGTCATGTTTCTTTCAGTCACAAGAAAATCTCTCTTATTCGCTGTCTTCAAGGAGATTTCTTAGTTCGTCACGAGCAGCATTCTCTTTAGATGCGTCAGCAGTTTCAACAGCATCGCCAGCGGTGTCTACCTTTTTATCCTTCATAGCCTCAGAAGCAGCCTGGGCTTTGGCTTCGTCGTCTTTGTCCTTGTTAACTACTTCGGCATCACCGTCCTTTCCCTTTTCATTATCCTTGTCTTTTGTTTCAGCTTCAACCTTTTTCTTTGGAGCGAACTTCACCATTGTTGCAAATACTTCGTCTGACATCTCAGCAATTTCTTCGTCAGTTACTTCGAGATCAAGTTCAGCAACAGCAACTTTTCTTTCACTGGTCTTTCTCTCTGCCTCGATTTTCGCAAGAGTCTCTTCTTGTTCTGCGACTTTCTTTTCTGACTCTTCAAACTTGCCAGAAACCTCTGCGAGTTGTGTTTCGGTCTCTGTAATCTTAGTAGAAAGACCTTCTTTCTCTACGACCAGAGCGTCTTTCTCGGCAACAATTGCCTCTTTTTCTGACTCCAGAGCTTTAATGGTAGACTCAAATTTAGACTTTTCATCAACCATGGCCTTAAATTTGGTCTCTAACTCTTCAAGTCTCTTTTCGGTTTCGTTACTCATAGTTTTTCCTCCATCATCGTTATCCTGATTATACACCAAAACTGTGGATTCACTATCTTCTTCATCACGAGCTTCTTCTTTTTTCGCAACACAAACCCTTTCAGACTTTTCATAAAAATCAGCAAAAGAGCTTATGGTCTCACCCTTGTCTTCCATTTTAACAACCAAGCCACCAAAACTAATTTCGGCTGGTGACTTTGCGGCTTCGACATTAGTTATAACGGACGCGGGATTGGCTGGAAAATCTACGAATCCTTTACCACAAAATGACATTTCCCTCAATGCTCTTCCTATTCTACAGCCCTGAACAAACCCGTCACCACCAGCTACTTTTAGGTATGAACCCAAAAACGCAGTTTCGTCATTCCTTTTTACTATATATGTTCCGTCAGATGTTTCTATGGCGAAATCATAGTTTTCGTAAAAACATTCCATGGAAACAAAAAGTTCGTCCTTTTCAATTTTTTCTACTATCTCTTTTGCTTCTTCGGTAAATATACGAGACCACACCCTAGAAACAACCTTGAGATCATAATCAAACTCGGGAACATCATCAGTATCTATAACCTGTCCGGCTTTGTCTACGGCAACACAACTTTTCATTACCCCGACTATCTTTTTTGGTTCATGATTCATGTTCGATGGTTGAAAAACCGGAGAGTCTTTTGCGGCCCAGACATCTTCTCGAATAAAATATGCATCATTAAGATTAAATCCTGTCGAGACCAGTATGGATTCAATGTCTATATTCATTGGTGAGTCAACATCAAAATCAGCTTTTTCCACAAGATGTTCGCAAGAAGCCCTACAGACAAGAGTAATTGGTTTATTAGGCATACTTTTTCTCCCTTACTTCAACAAAATTTTCACACAATCTGCAAATTTCGTCTCGTTGTGAGTCTGTATAGACGTATTTGTTGCTATTTTCTATTTTTTGTGGATATATTAACAACGTTTTGTAAGCAATTTCTGCCTTTTCTTTTTTTAAAACAAGATAAGGAATAATGTTTTCTAATAGTTTCTTTACACTTTCTCTTTTAAGTATACTAACTTGAATTATTGATAGTTTTCTCTTGTTTTCTTTGTTTATTTTGGAATAACGTTTACTTACACTACCACCAACAGCACCAGCAACAAAACAAGCAAGATCAAAATTATTTATAATAACACCAATAATCCTATTTGGATATCTTAATCCTGTCTTACTTTTCTTGTTTTTAACCCAATGAACACTAATATAACCATCTCCATCTATCATTCCTGCTAACCATGAATAGTCTAAACTATCTGGTATAACAACATTTTCATTGTTATTATGCTGGTCGGTTATCTCTTTTACAATCTTATTTCGTTTTGGCCATTTTAGGCGATCAGTCCTTAAATTAATTTCACACTCTTTTTCCATAAGCTCAAGCTGACTTTTTTTAACAACAGAATATGGTTTTATAATTTCACAAAACCTTTTTATATCTTTCTTTGATGTATTAGCCCAGACGTTAGCCGTTAGGTCTTTTCCTTCTTTCCTTTTTCTTTTATATATATTAACATACCCAGATCCAACATGTTCTGACGCTTTAATTAAAAAATCTTTATTAAGATTTGATTGAAGATAAACCCCTCTATACGCACTATGTCCTTTTTGTAACGATACTCCAGCATGGATACATCCATCGGCATCAAACAATCCAGCAATATATCCAGTTGTAATGTTGTTCATTTTATTTTCCCTATTATTCTTTTTTCTCAGCCGTATCGAGAGCAGCGGTAGCTATGCCGTATTTACTATAAGTAATTTGTTCATTATCTCTGTATAACGTCAATCCAATGCTTGTTTCTTTGTCCGAACTATATCCTTCGTAAGTATGATCATATAGGGAAAAGCCATCAAGATCGCCAACCAATTGTCCATCTATATGCATTTCGTATTCACCGGTATCCAAATTCATAATCAGGCTAACAATTTTCCCAATCATTGACGCATCTTCTTTTGCTTTTTTCGCAAGCTCAGACAATCTGTCAAGACAATCCATAATCAAATTCTCCTAAAAATTCCTTAACATATTATACACCAAAGTTTACGACTTAGTGAATTTTTTACAAATAGCCCAAGCCGAACTTTTCAGATCCTTCTTTTTCTTAGCCGATGGTTCCCCGTTTTTCTTCCTATACAAAGACAGTTTCTCCAAATAAGCCCCACTGACGCGCTTATCAAGTTTTGTCGGAGCTATCTCAAGGAATGACTTTATTAAGTTCTTATCCACCTTCACACCTGGGGTTACGTTACACAAAGCCACAAATTTTACGTCCTCAAGAGATACCCTGTCTTTCTTAGAGAGACTTTTTACGTTTTTTGCACCCTTGCTTTTTATGTATAGGGGATCAATGATCATGTCTATGTGGTCTTGTATGTCGTTGGCACTCATTATCAAATCAGACAAAGATGAATAGTCGTCATAACTTGCGCCTTGGGGTTTCGTGTCCCTTTTTGTTTCCTGTTTGCTTGGTGCGGGGTCATCGTCTGGTCTTCCGTTTTTCGGGTCATTGAATCCATCACCTGGGGTTTTTTCCGTATCATCATCTTCTTTGCCCTCTTCGTCCTCGTCTTCCTCTTGCATTTTAAACGGAGTGTAGGACTTCAGGGCTTCGTTCTTCTCTTCTTCCTTAAATTCTTTCTTTATGTTCTCGGCTTCGATTTCCCAAACCTCGTTGAAGTAATCAAGAGAACTTTCCTTGGACATAATATTTCTATCAAACAACTGCAATACGAGCTTCATAACAGTAGCTTCGTCGCGTAGGTTGATGTTCTCAAACTGTATTTTCGGAGGGACTCTGAAATTCATGGCTTTGACTATAATGTCTGATTCTGTTTTTAGCCACCTGTATATAATGCTTCTTATGTATTCAAGTTTTTCAACCAGTCCTTTTACAGCCAAATACTGATTAGAATAGGATCCCTCGCCACCACCGGTAATAAGAACTTCGGGAATACCAAAGCCAGACAGTATTTTTTCTCTTACGTATCTATATTTTTCATGACCTAATATTTTTCCCGTATCTGGGTAACTATCAACCATCTCGATAAAGTTGTCCCATACGAGATCCATTCCACCACCTTCTGTGTCGTTAACCAATAAGTCCGAAAGCGTTTGAACCTGAGAAGCAGTTGGACGTATGATGTCTCCGTTCTTAACTTCTCCACCGAGCTTCCATATCCTTATTACGTTGATCATTGCGTTTAACGTAGAGATGTCTGCTCTCTCCATCTTCTGTTCGTATGCAAAGTCCGATAATACGGCAAAGTGTATGGGATCAGCCCATGTCTGCCAGTCATCCTTTTTGTAGTAAGCCATGTAAACCTTGTCTTCGTCAAGCAGTATTTCCTTGTTGCCACTTCTAACGGCACTGACTATTGTTGGATCCATTTTTTTAATAAGATCTCTTTGGAGTGGGGTTCTGGGGTTATTGATCAGTCTGCTAATTTCTGGAGATATAGTCATTGATACGGCCATGTCTCCACCAGACGGGTTGCCCATTAGGTTCAGGCAAAGTGGATTGAGTATTGTGTATTTAGATGGAATCTCACGATTTTCTACCTTTATGTCTTTTGGCCATTCCTTCGCACGGTCTCTTTTATACTTCTTTTCTACTCCAATTGGAATGGTAGCCATTTTACGCTTTATCACAACAGTTCCGGCCTTAAGAAGAGTATTGGAGAACCTTTCTGTCCTGTCGGTAATATTCACCATCTCCGACCAGTTGTTCCAAAAGTTCTGAATGCTCTCGTTGGGATGAACGAACTTAACGCCCTCTGTAACAAAGTCACTCATCATGTCTATAATGTTTTTACATAAGCCTATGTATCTATAAGCCTTTAGGCAGGTTTCTACCTTTTCTTTTCCGTCCTTTTTTGATGGGAAGTCTAATCCGTATTGAGAGGTTCTACCAGCTTGCATGGTTATTCTATCGTTGTCAAAATTAAAAGCACTTTCTATCTGTGTGGTTTTTGAGTTTGCCTTAATGATATTATATGCTATCTCTTTTTCTTTTTTAGCCACAATAAGCCCGCCTAAAAAAAACGTAATGTAATTGCAATTAAATTGTAATGTGTTATACACCAAAAAGGCCACCAATCCGAAGATCGATGGCCAATACGACGTTGATTCGCTACGCTGGCTCAACTGTCCAAAGCCTCTGTAAGTCCCATTGCCGTCTGGCATGAGATGGTGACACTATTGTCTCTTTATGCCCTGATATAACCCCGCCACATACACGATCTTAGACGAGGATCCAACATATGGATCTTTGTTAAGGGATTCTTGTTCGCTCAAACCCCTGCTTACTATGGACGCGGCGCTGCCACCACAAAAATCATACTGCTCCTTAATGGCCTGAATGCCAACGTGTTGAACAACACCCCATGCTGCCAACAGACATGCCGAATATCTATCTTTTCTCCTGTTATCTGTCACTTTCTGTCCTTGTAGACCATTTTTTGGCAACCCAAAATGCTCTTTTCCCGTTGGTGTGGCCGTAACGGATATGTTAGAAATTTCATTCTTCATTTCCTCAGCATCTAAGGAAATATCCTCAAGAAGTTCTTCAAAAAACGAGTCGTCATTGCCTGTTTCCACTTCGCCATTAGGTGCTTTTCCCTTTTCGGACTTTCTTCTAATCATTTCCGCATAGTCGTTATGATTCCTACTAATAGCCACGGTATCAAAATATGGCATCAAAAGCGTTCTCGTCTCAAGCATCCTCTTCATGTTATGGTTTGCCTTGGAGTTCCAGTCTCCGCTCTGACTAATCATCTCCAGTATGTGCAACCCCTTATAGTGAGCTTCTTCTCTGTTGTCTACCTCCCAAATTTGATAGTCTCCATTTTCGGGATCTGCAAACCTCACATCTTGCAAGAAGTCTTTTATGGCAGAACCACCACCACCTTCATCTATACACAACCTCACAACATTAAACCTCTTCGTAAGATCTCTAATTTTTCTCGCACATGCTCCATAATATGTATTTTTTGAACTATTGAGAATCTTTCCTTCTTTCTTCATTTTTTTGATATTGGTAGCCCAGCAATACACTACTTTGTTCGGATGCCCGATCTCAACTACGACAATAGAAAAGTGGTCTTGTTTTCTGGCAGGGTCAACTCCAATAATATATTGTTTTTTAGGGTTTCCATACAATAGACAAGGGTATGGATCAATCGAAGAAACACTCTCTATAATAGATCTGGGATAAAACCCATCACTATCTCCAAAAAATTCTGCGTTATATTCCATGCCAAAATGAGCAACAGACATAGTTGCTTTTGCCTGTGCGATCATCGTATCGTCTAGTAGTCCCTTTGGAAGAATGCCATATGGTGTTCTAATCACGCAAAACTGTTTGTAATCTAGCTTGGAAACATCCTCTTCAGACACATCGCCTGACATTATTTTCCTTATTTTTCCCTTGTCTCCGCCAGACGCTATTATTTCCAAATACTTTTGATACCATGCGTAAAAGTGAACAAACTTATAGGACGCTGTTCCAGAAATTACAACCTGATTTCCTTGTTCTTTATCAAGATCTTTAATCTTGTCAGCACTTACTCCGAGCCTCTTAAGCTCTTCTAGTCTATATTGTTTTTTAACCTTCTCTACTGGAGAAAGAGAAACGGCACCAAAACCCCTGACGACAACTTGAAAAACTTCTTCGTTAACGGAAGCAAACTCATCACAGAGAATGTGGGTGGCACGTTCACCACGAATCTTTTGTCCATCACCAAGAGGAAGAGACTTTATAATAGAATCTCCAACACGAAGCCTACACTCATGTATGTCTTTCTTTGGTCCAATGTCGTTTTTGGTTTTAGAGGCGGACTTACATATCTGCTGAAGAATTGGAGAACCCCTGTATATGGTTTCCAGATACGCAAACATGTGTCTACTTTGTCGATACGACGCGGAAATAAACAATACCTTTGAGCCTTGATCAAAGATTCCCCGGAGAAGAGCATATACGGAGAGCAGAAAGGACTTGCCAGCACCACGAGAACCAATCCACAAGGGGAACTGCTTTTTCCAAAGCTGCTCTATAATTGCAGACTGAAACGGAAACAACTCTATATTCAAAAATATCTTTGCCGCAAAAGCCCAATTTCTGTATGAATATTCAACGAGATGACGAGCAATAGATCTTAGGTTTGAAGTTTTCATCTTCGTAAACGGTAGTCTTACGGCTTTCCTGTCGTTTGAAGTAAGTTCTAGATATGCCTGGTTGTTTTTATCTGTATTTTTCAGAAGATAAGGAACACCAAATTCTGTAGTTGACATTACCATGATATTATTTTCCAAACATTTTATGCATTTTCTTAAAAAGCATCTTAGCCATTTCTTTACCATGCTTGCCAACAAACAACACGTTTATTCCATACCTTGTGGTTAGAGACAGTATGCACGACAGGACGAAGTTTGGCGACATGGTACTAAAACTACAGCCCCTGACAATATCTCCGACATCACACTCAAGAATAAGATATGAGTATTTGAACTTAGAAAGAGCTTCAAGTTCTCTATAAAATCTATCCTTATCAACTCCGAAGTTCTGATATATCTCATTAACAGATCCCTTTCTTTCTATGGCAAAAATATTGTCATCTATTCCGTCTATACTATAGTCACCATAATCCAACTTTTGGACTTTGGTCCCAGCACAAGACTCGTCTTCGTCAAAGAGCCACCCCTTTTCGCTATGTTCTCTGGTGTCTCTAATAACGGTATATTTGTTATTCTTCTTCGTCATCGCCAATTATCGCTCCGTTCTCAATAAATTCCTTTTTCTTTTTTTTTCTGGCAAGATCAAGCAACGCGGCATGCTTTGCAGTTTCTCTTCTAGTTCGGGCATCCTGCAATTCTTTTACTATCTGCGTTATGGATATTTCCGCATCGGCATTGTTACCCATTCTACTTTTTCTCGTTGTTTCCATTGCATCGTTTTGTTTGCCCAGTGTCGTATGAAGGTCAACATATTCTTTTGTCGTCTTAGATGCCTCGGCTTTGTAGCCAATCATTCTGCTTTCCAAAACATCCAACCCTTCGTCCTTTGTAAAGTTTTTGTTTTCTATTATGGTTTCTATTTTGGCTATCTTGTTATTAAGTTCGGTTTCTCTTTTTGATGTTCTATTAATTCTTATTTGTGTTCTTATCAGTCCATCTAGGGTTCTAAGTTCGGGCTTTGTATATCTGGAGTCTTGGTCTCTAATTTCTGCCATGTAAAGACAAAACTCAGTTATGTAATAGTTTAATTCTGCCTCATTAAATATTTCTTTTAGTATATCATACTGGTGAGTATTTTTAAACTCCAATATGTATGTCTTAGTTCTTTTTTCTTTCGGAACCATGTCATCATTATCTAAAACTATTTCAGACACATCCTTTTTAACATCATTGGGGGCATCAAAAACCTTTTCTTTAGGTTTAACCGCCTTGGAAAGACCCTTATTGTTTCTATAGTTTGTTATAACCCATTTTTTAACACCAAGCTCCACGGACATCTCTTCGTCTGTCTTTTCTTTCCAGTATCGATCTACAAATTCTTTTCCAACTTTTGTTAATGGCATGACCACCTCCATTATTTCAGAAAGTATTTTACTAAGATGTCTTCTATTTTCTTTTTCTTAAACCTATTAATATTCCCGCCAGTCATCAAGACCTCAAGATCATCAACAAGGGATTCATCAGCACGTCTAATCACTTCTCTTATCTCGTCAATCTTTTCTTTTGCTATTAAGCCAGAAAGAACGTTATCACTTCCATGTGGCAATTCGTCTGGAAAACTCGCGTTCTTAGCTAAGGAGATGCTCCTATCAACTCTGAGATTGTAATCGGCAACCTTTTGGCAACCAAACTCTCTTTCTTCAGAATGGCATCCATCTTCCCATATGTCAAAAAATGGGCATGACTTACAGGGATTCTCAAGCCTGAAAAACCTATCTCTTTTAAAGTTTTTCGACCTACTGAGAACCTTATTTACAAACCATGTCCTTAGCGTGGTCCCCTTGGTCTTGTCGTAATCCTCCATTGCCTTGAGACACAACATTCTTATCTCTTGTTTGGCGTCATCCACGGTTATATACCCACAGACAAGCTGGCCGTAATACTTCTCGGCAATCTCGTCCATCATCTTCAGGACGTCGCTGTTAATCTGAATCTTCGGTTTTCTTGGCAATGTCGGCATCTCCACTGTCTTCGACTTTCTTAATTTTGTTTTCTTCAATAATAGTTCCAATAGATTTCCCACCTTTCTTTTCGGCATTCTCAAATTCTTTGCAATTTTTAGAAGCGATGATTTTAACTATTGATTTCGCTTTAATTATCTCAGTCATATCTTTCTCCAAATCTATTTAGTCACATATGTTCTTATAGCCATGTTCGTTAAACATTTTGTCGATATTCGTAGCTTCATTAAAACTTTTAGCAATAAATAGCTCTGTGCCATCTGCCAAAGATATTCTTCCCGGTCTTCTGTCGTGGCCACAGCAAGAAGCAACAGTGGTAATTCCTCCTTTATTAAGAACATCGACAATACCAAAAATACACCTATCTATACCAACCGGCTCTTTTCCACCAGAAGAAACAGATAGCTCCGTTCTTACAGTATCACCCCATTTACACATTGCAACACCTTCTTCCTAATTCGTTATACACCAAAGTCTTATATCTTTGTTATTCGTCGTTACCTTTTCTGAACTCACAAACACCTCCATTACAGTTCCCAGAAAACGATGAAACGCCCTTGAAGGGAGCCTTGTCGTATTCCTCTTTAGTAATTTCTTCGTATGGCATTTGCTTCCTGCTGGACTCCATTGGCATTAGGGTCGTACCCTTAAGAACTGGACCCCATTTTGTTATGACCTTCTTGATCTTGTTTTTCGTAAGCTCTTCTTTATTGAAATTAACGGTAACACTGATGGCGTTATCAGCATATATTTCCTGAAGAATAGATTGTAACTCGAAGTATTCATTGATGTTTATGTCTGCCGCAGATTCCACGAGACTTTCGTCACCTGCTATGTCAATAGACCTGTCTTTGCATATGTAGGAAACAACTTTTGTCTTTGGGGTATATACGCTGTCCTCGACGTGAAGACCATTTTTTTCTGCTTGCTTTATGATCTTGTTCTGTTCGGGGTCCGTGGTGCTGTAACAAACTCTTCTTATGAAGTATTTAAATAAACAGGACTGCATGCCTTCTGAAATACCTGCGAGCTTGCTGACTGTTCCAGTTGGAGCAATGGCCGTTACCTTTATGGGTTCTGGGATTCGGAGTTGGAATGCATAATCTCTTGCGGTTTCCCTAACGACTTCGTATGCTTTCTTGAGAATTTCTTTTGCCTGTTTATGTCTTGCAAATTCCGTAAACCTAATTCCATTTCTTATGAGCCAATTATGGAAGCCCGTGAAGCCCACACCTATTCTCCTGTCTTCTTCAACATTTTTTTGTGTCTTTGGGTCGGGAAAATCTGAATAAGTAGCACGGAGGAGAAATCTTGTCATGAGACGGAATGATTCAAGCAATTCTTTTTCGTCTTCAAACCCATATTGGTCTAAGTTTATGTGTCCGAGAACACATGCAGTATACTCTCTTCCGGAGATCTCGCCACAATTTACTACACAGGTATATTTTTTTTGAGGACTACTTTTGTCTCCCTTGGAAGAATGATGTATGGCATAAAAATTGTGAAAATCATCTACAGTTCCATTATAAACATCTTCGGTTTTCGGTTTTCTGTCTATCTTTACTACAGGGCAAACACCTTTTTCCACAATAAGATTATTGGTAACAATAGCAGCATCTACAAGATTACCTTGACACAAGTTCTTTGCTTCTTTTTTGTCGCCAGTTATAAGAACAAACTTATGATCTAGTGTACAACAGATTGACTCGTTGTCATCAAAACTTATTTTGCAAACATTTGCATTTTTTCTCGTTAGTCTTGGATTTCTCATTGTCCTAACAACAATATTGCCATTATCATCGCGGCAGTAAACAGGAACATCTTCGCCCATGTCGGCAAGTTCCTTAATAGAAACAGCGCATCTTCCATCTGCAACTGCAACCATCGTATCAGGACTTAGACACGGATTTGTACAGAAAAACTGTTCTATCTCACCGTCTTGGTGTTTGCTCATATTTATTATGCCCGGCTCGCCACCCTTGTGTATGCCATCGACGATCATGTCAAGAATCTTGCATGCCTGTTTGTCCTTGTTCCTAACCGCCCTCCAGAAAGACGTATCAACGCCAACGGATATGTTAGTTGTCCAGTGTTCGGCATCGGACCCCTTTATGTTAATGAACTCCTCTATGAACTCATCTTTCCAATGCATCAAGCTCATTCTCGCGCTTCTTCTGATATTGCCAGCCACAACACATTTTGCAAGTTCGTGATCGATAGCCAAGCAAGTCATTGGGTCTGGTTTGCTACCAATCTTTTCGTTCAAGATTTTATTAACACCTATGAGCATTTCAATCAGAGGCTTAGGACCACTTGCTGTTCCACCGGATCCCTTTAATCTACTTCCACTTGGTCTTATTTTCGTAATATCAAATACGATTAGTTCTTTTTCTCCATTAAAATGTGCTACTATAACGGACTTGAGCGCATTGGCCCACCCCTCACGACTGTCCTCAACCTCTATGCTTCCCAGCCAGTCTGCGCTATATTCGCTTGACAGCAAGTCTTTTATCTCGTCGTAATTGTGGTGTTCGCTATTGCATGCGACATGAACATCAGCACTTGATGAAACCTTGGGATATTTTTTAATATATTTTGACGAATAATTTGTCCCTACTCCACCACCCTCCATTAATCTCAAGAAAGCATAACAGAAATGCTCATAAAACTCTTTACCCCATCCGCTTACAAAGCAATTAGAGGTGTATTGTCTTCCCTCTGCTCCAGTTGACCACAAGTGCCTACCGGCTGGAAGCTGCTTGAGCGCATATATTAGCTCTTTGAGTTTTTTCTTTTCACCATTTTCTATAAACCTCTTGTCAACAAAGTCGCAATTACCTTCTACGACCCTCTCAACCGTTTCTGCCCAGTTCTCATTGCTACCATCTGCTTTCTTTCTGCTGTATGTTCTCTTGTATAGGTCTTCTCCGAGTGGACCCCATGGCGTAACGACAGAACCATAATCAAAGTTTTCCATTTATTCGTCCTTTACAAAAAAAATAAGAGCAAAGAAATTCTCTGCTCCTATCGTTGGTTTTAGAAAAACAAACAGTTTGTTCTACTCACCGTTGCCATTTCGCCCACGCCTATTTTTCATGCCTCTTCCTCTACCCATACCTGTTTCTGTCTCACTGTTAGCGGTTCTCCTTGCGTCTCTGTTTCTTCCTATCTTCACACATGGTCCACGTCCTCGTCCAGTTCTTGGTCCATTTCCGTCTGGTCCAGTTCCGTCTCTCAGTGGCATTGCTGTTCCTCCTTGTGAAAAAAGTGTTTTACCAATCATAAACATGTGTAATGTCAACAACTTCGTCTTCTCTTTTTTTTATTCCCAATCTGTGCCTTTTCTGTTCTACAGATCTTTTTGTTATCGTATAGTCTTTACCTTCGGATAAAATTTTTGCTATTTGCCTATCAGGTAGATTCAGATTTCTACGTATGAACTCAATCTCATGGAATTCCCATTTATGTTTCAAGTGTGGTTCTCCTATACTATATTATAGTTCCAAAAAACTTACGCCAAAATCAAATCTGCTGTTTTCTTCTTACTAACCAACAGCTTATGAAGATTCATTGCGTTTGGATATAGCTCTTTTGTTCCTGAATTCCAATCGTCTTTCAAAAGGCCAAGTGCCCAATTATAGGTAAATCTTGCACAACCACAATGCTGCAACAGCTTGGTTGTTTGTATATTGTTGGGCTTCAACTCTGTTTTATAGGCTTTATGGATTTTCATTTAACTCTCTTTTTCTTTATCGTCTAAAAGCTCATCAAACACACAACAAATAAAACATATATTATATTATACTTCTTTTCTCACCAAAGTCAAGGAGAAAAATAAAACTATTTAAACGACTGTTTGCTATCTGTTGAAAAGTAAAGCAGAGATTGTGTCACCACTTGCTCCATAGGCATACACGTAGTCGCTTCTGTCTACAAACATTTCAACCCTATCTCCTGCTGCGAGTATGGTGTTTTGAGAAGTTTCACTTCCTATGTTAACGCCGCTACTATTTGTCGAGTAGGCGCTAACAAGCATTCTCTTGCATGCATGCGAGTCTAGAGCAACTGGTGTTACGGACGTAAACGTAACAGAAAAGTCTGTAACTTTTGCTATTTTTGTTCCCGGATCAGTGTAGGACATTTGTTTTCTCCTTGGTCAAATACTCAACTGCATTTGGTGAACTACCCTCACCTAAAGGAAAGGGCTTCCTGAATACGTAATTCAGTACACTCTTTTTCAAGAATGGCTTGTCCCAAGCAAAGAATGTTTTTGGCTGCATTTACATCACGATCTTCAGTATATCCGCACTGACACCTATATGTCCTTTTGTTTAATGGCATCTTGACGATATTTCCACACTTGTTACAGGTTTTACTCGTGTTGTATGGATTTACTTTTAATAGCACGTTTGTTTTGTATTGAAGATATGAAATAAATTTACCCAAACATGAGCCTCTTAGCTCACGATTCAATCCAGAAATGTTTGATTCGGACATCTTTTTCAAAGACAGGTCTTCACAAAAAATCGTATCGTATTGTCTGGAAAGGCCAATTGAGACCTTATGAAGAAAGTCGTTCGTTTTGTTTTTCTTCACATCATACAATTTTCTTATCGTCTTTGATAATGTCCCGTGTTTTCGTGATCCTTTTTTACACTTCTTGTCCCTCCTCGATTTTAGTTTGTTGATTTGTTTATCAAAATATTTACCATGGTTTTTGTTTTTTATAATCTTTTTATCTGATGTTGCGACTATGTTCGTAATCCCAACGTCAATTCCAATCTGTTTACCTTTGTTTTCTGTTTTTTCTTCAAAATCGGTTGTTATGCACAAAAACCATCTATTTTTGCCGTCACACGTAATCATTATTTGCTTAATATTCCCGTTATAATCTCTGTGTTTGTTGAATTTTATGTTGCCATAGACTTTTGTGTGTAAGCAAGATTCTTTTATAGAATATCCTTTTTGTGGATAGCATATGCCAAAGAATTTCTTACAACTTCTAAATTTTGGAAAACCCTGACCGTCTTCGTGGTTCTTAAAAAATGCTCGGAACGTGTTGTCAAGCCTTAACGTAACCTGTTGTAAGACCTGGCTATGTATCTCCTTGAGGTTGCTATCCTTTTTGATTTCTGTTAGCTCTGCCTGTTGATGTTTTCTCCCTATTGATGTTTCGTCTTTTTCATAAGCGTCTGCCCTTTGGGCGAGAAAATAATTATACAATCTATTCATGGCATTCGCGTCTTCCCACAACTTGCACTGCTGTGTTCTGTTTGGATAAAGCCTATACTTATATGCTCTCATTATTCAATCCTCTTTGGTTCTCAATATATTTTCTCAAAACGTCTATCGTTACGTTTCCACTTGTGGCGAGAAAATAAGATGGAGACCAAAAGCTATCGCCCCAAACCTTATCTTTAAGAAAATCAGAATGACGTTTGCGTAACTCTTTTGACGATAAGCCCTTAAGTATGTTTATAAACTTTGTTATATCAAGAGATGGCTTTGTTCTAAACAAAACATGGACATGATCTTCTCCGCATCCAATCTCAATTACCTCAACACCATTTTTGGCTGAGATGTCTAAAACTATGGATTTAAGATCCTCTACGACCTTATCGTTAGTAAAAGCCTTTTGTCTATATTTCACAACACTAATAAAATGATACTGCAAAGAGAAGACTGCATTGTTGTTTTTATCAAGGCTATACATTGTTTTCTCCTACCTAAAAATGACTCTATCCTATTATACACCAAAACTTATTTTTTACCCCCACCTGAAGGAAGGGGATTTCTTTTTTAGGTTAAATATGAGGGATTATCCATAAATAGCCCCAATCCCCTATTGCACGAATTACAAAGCAACCCTCTAACCTTTCCAGTTTTATGGTCATGATCTACAGCTAATTGTTTTACTCTACCATT